TCACTGGCATTTAAATTGCTGAGTTCAATTTCAACAGGAGAATCATTTAGATCACTAACAATAGCTTCATTGATAACGTTTTCAATGGCACTATCACACTCAGGGTGAAGTGCCATTTCTCTATACCTTTTAATAAGGTCATATTCATTTCTAAATACGCCTTCAATATCTACATACTGCCCATAAAATCCACTAGTTAAATAATAATCAACCCCATCCTCGTTATTTTCGGGGACAGGGGATATAGCAGATTTAGGTAATTGATTCTCATCCTCAATTGAAAAACCAAAAAGTTTTGCCATTGTATAATTTTAAACTGTAAAAGTATTTAGACTACCTGAGAAGTGGCAGTATTTGAATTATCAGCAGCTTCCCACCACTGAACTTGAAGATCTACTGTGAACTCTTCAATTTCATTTTCATTGTTATAAGAAAGATCAATTTGAGAAACACTGGTTGGGAAAACACCATGAACAATATATTTTCTTAGGATATCAATTTGTCCCCCTGCACTACCTTTTGTATTGAGTCCAGTGTACTGACCTCTAGAAAGTTGTGCCACAGAAACATCAGCTTGATATTCTGATGGATCAATAGTTCCGCTTCCATCTGAAACTTTAACAATATAATTCATCCATCTTTCAAAGACGTTTCTCCACTTAAAGTCTACATCATTAATAACTGTGATGGTCCAAATATCAAAGGTCCTATCACCAGCAACTTTAAGAGTTCTTCCTCTAAATGGAACTGGAATTTCAGTAATTGTAGATGCAGGTAATCCAGCTGCTTTGATTAACATGTTGTCATCACTGCCAACAGAATCTCCTGTTGGGAAGGTAAAGTTACCTCCCAACTCGGTGCCAAATGAAACCTCAAATAGGTTACTTCTGGCACCACCTCCCTTCATTTGGGATTTGAACTTATCAATAGTTCTTTCGCTAAAGTTAGGCATTGTTTTTACTCCTATTTAGATTAAACTGTACCTACAACTGTCTCAAAAGAGACTCCAGTTCTAGTAGCAACAAATGTCAATCCAATGAAGTTGATACTTCTTGCTGGTTTTACAAAAATATCAGCAATAAATTCATTTCTATCAATTACATCTGGAGTATTGTTGGATTCATCACAAACTAACAGGAAGTCTGTGATTCCTCTCTTAACTTGTACATCTCTTAAATAAGGTTCTACAATGTTAATAAAGTTTGCTCTAGTTGCAGCATCATTAAATTCAAACAGTTGGGCATCAGCAGCACTCTTGATAGCTTGTTCAATGGTGATGAACAATCTTCTAACATTAATTCTATCAAAGGCAGATTGATATGAAAGTGCTGTCTTGTCTCCAAAGAGAATAATACCAGACCCAGGAGAAGAAATAATTGGATTAATTCTCTGTGAATAAAGTTGATCTCTGTCAGATTGTGCTGGATTGTATGCCAGTTTAATTGCAAACTTTAAATTGCCTCTGCTCTTTCCTGCAGGAGAATACCATGGGAATTGATTGATATCAGTTCTTACGCACAATCCTGCAACATCTGATGAACATGGTACATAAACAAATTGTTGATTAAATCTATCATATAAGTATTGGTATCCACTATCAAACACTGCATAAGATGAAGAAGTTAATGGTCCAAAGAATGATAAAGTATTTGCTAGTTGATCTGCTGAGGAAGTTACATTAACAACTGATGCTCTATCTGGAGAAATGAATGCAAGGCAATCTTTTCTGGTTTCTGCTATGCTAATTAGTTTGTTTGCTTTTGCTTGCTCACTCTCTTTTGAAAGTGATGCACTGCCTTGTAGAAGATAATTAAGCGAAACCTCAGCATCATTTGAGAATTTGTCATAAGCAGAAATTAGATCACTTAATTCTGCTGCAAATCCTCCAATTCCTCCATTATAATCTTCTCCACCCAGTAGAGTGAATGACTTGTTTCCTACTGAATTGAATATAGTATCTTCTGCTGATACTCCCCAATCTCCTGAGTTTGCTTGTAATGCACTAAATCCACTGGAAAATCCAGTTGAAGATGGAGAAACTCCCCAATATGAATCAGTTGTTTGTCCTAAAGATTTTCCAGCATAAATGTATGCTGAATTTAAAGCTATGTAATCTTTATAGTAAACCTTTTGGGATGGGGATGTAGTGGCATCAGTTGCTTTAGAAAGATTAACAAATTTTTCTAAAATTGTTTGAGGTGTTCCAGAAACATTATTTGACTTTTTGCTATCAACTACAACCACGTGAATGGCATCATTTTTGCCACCTCTTTCTAAGACATATGCATTAGATCTTGGTTTTGGAGCAACACTCCTCCAAGAAAGAGTTGAAGAGTCACCTCTAGCAGTATCTAAAATGTTTTGGTTATTGTACCAATCTTGAGTAGCAAATGATGAGAATGAAGTTAATGCAGACCCTACTGTATTAGTTGCTGATGAAATTCCAATAGGCAGAGTTGTTTTGAAAGCATATATTCCATTTTCAGTATATTCTTGATCAGTCTCTGATCCAGAAATTACTTTAGAAACAACTTTGACTTGAATTTTAGAATCTTCAATTCCTGTGATAATTCCCTTTAAATATCCTCCAGGAACAGAGGTTGATCCTACTCCAGGGACAATATCAGGTAAAGATTGAGTTACTGCATATCCAACTTGAAGTGCAGGTCCAGTTTGACTAATTATATAAGTTCCAAAACTAAATGTTGTGGTGACTTGTGCAGCATTTAAAGTTGAAGAACTGAGGACTACTGATCCACCATTTGCTGATGAAACTGATAGTACAGTAACACCTGATCCAACTATTCCTGCAGTTGGTAAAACAAATTGCCCAACTGCAATACTTGTGGTAGTAACTCCAGTTATGGTGTTAGTTGCAATTCCTGCAGTTCCTGATGGAGATACAACTGGAGAAAAACTTATAACTGAAGTAGCAGTTGTAGTTACTCCTGAAATAGTTTGATCTGCAAAATGATCAATAACACAAACTTTTAAATCTTCTGCCCAATAACCTGGATTTTTTGCTGCCCAATACCAAGTTGATGCATTGCTATGTGATTCTTGATAATCATCATAGTTCTCAATTAGCACACTAGTGGATCCTAATCCAACTCCAGTATTTGCATTAGTTAGGTTGTTACCGGAACATCTTACAACTTTTAGGCTTCCCCCATATGAAAGGAAGTTGGAAGCAGAGTACCAGTACTCATAATGATAATCATTAGCAGAAGGTCCCCCAAAGGTCCTCTTTAATTCATCTTCATTTCTAATAGTTACAATTTGATTTACAGGGCCCTTTGCGAAAGGAGCTGCGATTCCTGCTGCTAAAGAAGTGGTATTTTGAATACCACCTCTTGTTAGATCTACCTCTCTAACATTAATCCCTGGAGATGCTAAGCGTAAAGCCATTTTGACTCCTCTAGTTGCTTCAGTTTTGCTCTAAAAGTATTTATAATTTGCTAATTTTAAATTGGGGAAACTGTCCATGAACATTTACCAGTCAGGATATCCCCATTCTGTATTTTTATCTTTATTGTTTCTAGATAACATTATTCTTTTTACAGTACAAGTTTTACACTCATAAGAATAAGATGAAGGTAGTGCCCCTCTATATTTTCTGGTCAAATAAAATCCATCTATTAGATCTTTAACTTCTTTACAAACTCTACATTTTCTTTCTGTTAGGAATAGATGTTCTAATTCAAATTGACCATCTAAATCCATTATTTGTAATCCCACATGTAGGACATATCACCATATTCATCTGTATGCCATACATCCCCATCAGCATCCACCTCTACAGTTAATGCTTCTGTGCCATCCAATATAAACCCAAAAGGAGCCATATCTTGCTCAATTTGATTTTTCTGTTCTTCATATAATCTTTTTCTGACATCTTGTTCTGTGAGTTCTTTGAAGTAGTCTTGAGCAACTAACCATGCATAGATGACCAAACACATTGCCAAGTCATCATTACATCCCTCTTCTGCTTCAAATGAGTTGTGTTTCTGAATGAATGTGGTTAACTCACTGATAACCTCATAGTCATTAAAGATTAGTTTGTCTTCCTCAATCATAGTTTTAAGATTAAGGCATCCAACCTTCTTGACTGTCTTGGACATTTTTAATCCAAGTTGTGTCTTTTTACCTGAGAATCCTTGCCCTACTATTTGCCCTGCTCTGCCTCTCATAGAGCACATAAGAAGATTTTGATACTCTAGGTCATATTGAATGATTGCTGCCACCTGATCCCCTACATCATTCACTTCAC